TTAATTACGTCGAAATCACCACAATTAAAATATTTACCACTTCTTACGGGTTTTTACGATAAAAGTATTATATTAGCAGTATGAAATACACAAGAAAACAGCTTATAGAAGCACAGAAAAAGTACTACCAAACAATAATCGATAATCCAGAAGATTTTGAAAATGAATTAGATGGCTCTGATGAACAAGCAGAAGCTACTATTGATTTTTTGCTTAAATATGTTAAATAAATAGTGTAGAAATTATGCATCAGAGACCTAGGAAACCACCACCGCCGAAAGCACCTTCAGTAAGAAAAATAGTTACTTCATCGAGAAGAAATTATAAAATTGGATTTACAGAAACTTTTTTTGCAGGAATGGCAACTGGAGTAATGGCAATTTTAATGCTAATAGGAATTATTAAAAACCTGTAGTATATGAAATTTACATTAGAAGATTTTTTTATGATAACAAACCCTCTTTTTTGGGTATGGATGATAATTAGTTTGATCTATGAATTTTTTAAATGGATGCTTACTGAATTTGGAATAAGGGATTGGTTCACTATTATTTTTACTAATAACCCAAAAGTGAATTCAAAATCAGAAGCTAAAACTTTAATTGATATTTTCGAGAATATGAATCATAAGTATTGGTTAAAAAGAAGAGCATGGGAATATCTCGAAAAAAGAATAAAACGACAATTTAAACTTTAGTTTTAATGTACATATTTGAAAACAAAGATACAGACAAAAGAACCACTCACACTACTTTAAGGTCAATATCAAGGTCTGAAGGTATAAACTGGCATACATTGAGATACCAGTTTAAAAGAAAAGGGAGAAGTAAGTACGAAAAGCATAATTTTAGAATTGATAAAACATAATAACATGAAATTTTTAATAGAGTCAGTACAAGAAATAAACAGAACTACAGAGGTGCAAGGATTGTCAAATTCTAAAAGTGAAGAGATAATTTTAACTGTAAAACTGATAGGTGTAGGGAATACCAAATCATTTTCAACACAAAAAATTATAAACACAGTATTTAATAGACTTAAACAGATAGAATATAAAGATGATTAAATCAAAAGAACTATATACGAATAATACGCCCAGTTGAATCTCTTCTTGCAACCTGAGCAACGGTACATCGGCAGTTTATTACATTTCCCGCGCTTCCGTTTGGGTCTCCTGGGTATAGCATTTCCTCGCCACTTACAATAAAATAATTATTAAGTCCTACCTTTTTTTGATTCATATCGTAATGATCGTATCTATCTGGCGGCTTTCTTCTTGTTCTGCCATCTAAAGCGGATATCCAAACCTTATCCATAACAACGCCGCTTGACTCTGACGCCATAGTAGCAGCATAATTAGCGGCTGTAGTTGTTTCTGTTCTTGCTATCCTAAAAGCATCGTTTCTATAAAACTTTCGTGAATTTATAAGCTTTTGCATTTCTGTAACGATTTGACTCATGTTCTTGCCGTCACTTATGCCTCTAGCTATGATTTCATTTAAGTACTCTATATATGTTGATCTGACAGAAGTTATTCTTTGTCCTCCGTTGTCGATTAACCACGTCAATAACGTTCTTTCAAATAGGTTAATGAATGTGTCAAGCGTGAAATTCTTTTGATTTATCTGTTTGTTTATTTTTGTTCCTGTTCTTTTACCATGAACTAAACCGATAGTTTTATAAACTTTGTAATAGGCTTGATCTATTTTTTCTTTAGGAACATAGAAGCTTATTAAAGCCTCGTAAGTAGTAGATGTCATTCTTTCCCACGGAATACCGTTAGCGATATCTTTAAAAGACCTTTGGTAAATTACAAATGCCGTTCTTTCGTATTTTTTATGCCATCTTAACCATTGCTTTCTAAATTGTCGTATCATTATAATCTATCACCTAAACCTTTATTCCTGTCTAAAGTACGAGTTAAAATCCCTGAAATATCTTGTTTACTTGATTCAAAAGTATAGGTTTTTTCCTTTGATAAATTTTTCGTGAAAAGTAGTTTTATGTTTTTTATAAATGTCTTCATAATTATTGAATTATTTACTCTACTGTTGGGAAATCTTCTAAAGATTGCTCTAAAGTCATTATATCACTAGATACTGTGAACTCATCCATGTTAGAATCTTCACTAATAATAAATTTAAGTAATAGTCTTGCCTCATTTCTAGTTATAACACCCCTATCCACCATGTCTTTTGCCCATGAAACCAATTGTACCATATCTTGTTGCATTTCTGGAAGGTCTGATATATCAAACATCCAGCAAGATTTGTCATAACCTTTATATCTTGGTAGTATTTCATTATTTATTGCCTCTTCTAGTAGTTTTAAATCAGGCATTAATGAGTTTAGTAGCACTCTTTTAGCTGCTAATGTATAATTATCATACTTTGCCCCCTCATCGTTATTCATTAACTTATCATCCCAACCTAAGACATTACATACCTGTTTAAGGTCAAAACTAAGGTAATCAAACGGTTTAAGCTCGTCACTTGTTAATGATAATCTAGTAAATCCTATTTCCGCTGACACTCCTGTAAGTTTAGCCAACCTGCTAGGATCGTTGTCCATTTCTTTAAGCCTTTCTTTAAGTGCTTTCGCTTGTGTATCTGTAAGAGCATTTTGTCCTTTAGAGTGTATTAAACCGAACGCTCCACCGCTTTGCAATGTTTTAATGTTTAAATCAATCGATTCATTACTGGATTGTATATTTCTTAAATTTGCTCTTAATGGAGACTGACCGTATAAATGCGAACCTTGTTGGTCGTAGTTAGGGTTAGAGTACTTTATATGCACTACATCTTTAAAATCAAATTTAGTGTATTGATTACCTTCAGTTAAAATATAGTGGTCTATTGGGCTTTCAATACCAATCATATTAACATCAGTCTTTAATACTATTTGCATCAAATGACTAGGTAATAAATACCATGCTATCGGTTTTCCTGCATTAACTCCTTCTTCTGGAGATAATAAGTATATATATATATTACCCGTACATTTTATAAATGTTTCAAATAAAGAAATAAACTCAAACCATGTTTGGAAAGGGTTTGGTCGTTCTAATGGTAAGTCTTTATAATCATTAGCGTATGCCTTGTTTTCTAAAGTAAGTTTTTTTAGGTATTGTTGCGGTGAAAGGTCATGATTCGAGGCTTTGATTAAGTTGTCAATCTTTGATTTAGACTTAGCATCCTCAATTTCTTTAATGTAAAACGGAATAGATCCTGCTTTGGTTGCTATTTGATTAACAACTGAGTAAACAAAAGGATTAAGATTGTAACCTTTATCAATATAAGTTTTCTGATTATCGTCATAACTTGTAAGTCCACCGCCAATTAACTTAAAGAAAGCCTGATTAAATTTATTACCAAAAAATGCGCCAGCAGCTAACCTAATCCTTTCCCTTAATCTCATTATCAATAAAGTTTATATAATAATCAAAAGTAATAAAAAAAACTTATAATTAGGTAGTTAGAAGAAAAAGACTTCTGGATTACCAAGTAATCTACTTATAGACTGAACTAAAGCATCCTGTAAATCATCTCCCTCTCCATTAGGGAAAATTAGTATCCCCTGTCTAGTATCATAATAAAGTTTATCTAAAATAGAAGCTCTACAATATATTACTCCGCTTTCTGCATAAGGAGTAACCATGTTGGCTCTAGCCTCTTTGTCTCCACCCGTTACATTTACCTCTATTGCTGGAATGCCTTGATTTGATAATGTTTGTTTAGCACTTTTCCCACTTGCCTTTGCTTCTATGTAGTGAGGTGCTTTCCTAGACTTCATGTAAGTTATTAATTTAGGAAACTCCATCCAATCATAACCTAATGCATCAATATACATCTTATTATCTAACTTGCCAGCAGTAATATATGCACTTGCTGAATTGCTTTCTTTTTCTGTATATGCTAAATCCCAATCACTACCAAGGCTTAACAAATCAGGCAATAAAGCATCTAACTCTTTATCATCTATTGGTTTAATCCATTTTTGCCATATCCCGCCATCTAAAGGGCTTGGGATTTGCATTATTTGACCAGCATACCCATAACTACCTAAATTTACTTTAAGTTCTGTTAAATCATTACTGTTAAGTCTATTTATATCAAGTAGTCCGTTAACATATTTATCTCTCAACTCTATAGGCTTAACATCGTTTGATATTTCTCCAGGTAGGCAAATATGCTTAATGTTCTTCCCTTCCTTATCCAGCCAGTTACCTGTACAATCTTTTTGGTGTAGCCTTTGCATCACTAATATAGTCGGTGTAACGCTCTTAGATACCTTTCTAGTAGAAAGCGTTATATCCATAAAATTATTAGCTGTTAACCTGTCTGCCTCACTACTCGCTCCTTTAGGGTTTAATGGATCATCAACGATTATCAAATGAGCATGAAATCCTGTAACAGTTCCAGTTACACTTGTAGCATAACGCTCCCCTCCAAACTCATTTTTATAATGAGTTTTATTATCTTGGTCTTTTTTAATGGTTAAATTAGGAAAATATAAAGAATACTTATCACTTCTTATTATATCCCTAGACTTCATCGCATGGTCTGTTGATAATGAAGCCGAATAAGATGCGGTAAGATTTCTAATTCTAGGATCGATAGTCCAACTCCATGCTGGTAACATAACTGTGACAATCGTACTTTTTGAAGTTCCAGGCGGTATATTTATTACTAAATCATAAAGCTTATCTTCTCTTCTGGATACTCGTTCTACTATTTCTTGAAGCTCTTTACATAGATACTCTATATGCCAATTATAAATAGGGTCTTCAGGTATTATAACGCTCCAAAACTCCTGCACAAAATAAAAGA